AAATATAATGTAATATCCCTCTTGTATTAACAGAAATAATTGGAGATTTTAGATATGAATCGTTCACAAACCACGGCGGAATAAAAAATTTTGCAACTTGAACAATTAGTTATGTGGGAGTTGTTTATTATCTAATGGTCATTGCTTTAACTAAAGGTAAATTTTCAACAAACGCCTCCATGTTCGTATGCGATCATGAGCAACTAATTCAAGATTTTTTGACAACGATTTTGAGTAATTTGTTACAAATAAATTATCTTCATTATGTTTTAAAACTCTTTTTGAGAACAAATCATCTGCGTCAATAAATGCATCTTCCAATGTCATATCTTGTGTTTTCATCTTATAAATCATGCACCTATCAAAATCGTATGCCGATAGCAAATCAGCTTCGCGAACTATATGATAAGATGGTTGAAATACTCCCAATTCTGGAAACCCATTTTTCTTAACGGTTGAATATGACATTGTAGTAACAATCGCCTTCACTGCATTTATGTCTTCTGGAGTATACTTGATACTTTCTTTTAAAAATTCTGAAATTTCACCAACCCCTTCCTTTTCATTCATGTATTTTTTATCGCACATATCGTGAAGCGCAGCTGCGGCATATATAATATGTTCTTGCGAATTGATATATGGTTTTCTGACTTTCTCCGACTCAAAAATATTATTTGCAAAATTCAATACATTCATAGAGTGTGATAAACCATGAGATTCGTCAATATTATATTTTGCACTCATATAAATAACAAAGTTGAATATTTGATTGAATGCTGTCATTTGGATTTCTGTATAAAATTGAAACATTGTTTTATATTTGTTTCAATTATATTCAAAATACAAATGCCATATCGTTCAGTTAATACAGTGATGAAGCAATTACTGGATATTATTCCCGAAAGTGAATCAGCGTTGATCCACGCTATAAAAACATATCGTGATAGTTTGTGGAATATTGCTCCCGAACTTTTATCAAATCGTGAGTATTGGATTCCACTTCAAAATATTATGAACACTCATGTTGGAGAAATAGATACGGAATGGAAGACTCAATTGGTTTCTGTGTTTAATGGCAATTAGTGAAAAACCGATGCATACATTTTCAACGCCTTTTCTTTTTGTTCGGCATAATCAACGATGGGTTCCGGGTATTTGATTTCCTTGTATTCTGTTTTTTTGCATGATGTGTTCCATGTGTGCAAATCTTTGGGCAAAACTGGTTCTAATTGTGGTAACCATTTTTTTATGTAAAGAGCGTCTTTATCATATGTTTCAGATTGACTCCATGGATTGAAAACACGAAAATAAGGTTGCGAATCAGCCCCTGTTCCTGCGATCCATTGCCAATTGCCATTATTTGACGCAATATCATAATCCGTAAGTTTTGTTGCAAAATATTCTTCTCCGTGTTCCCAGCTTATAAGGAGTGTTTTCACCAAAAAACTGGCGACAATTAGCCGACCCCGATTGTGCATATAACCGGTTATATTCAATTCTGTCATTGCTGCGTCCACAATAGGATATCCAGTTTCACCTTGTTGCCATTTTTTCAAATATGACGCATTATGGTGCCATTTAACTTTATTATAATTGGGTTTCATTGCATTTCCAAGAACACGAGGAAAACTGTATAAAATATTCATGTAAAAATCTCTCCACCACAATTGCCTTATAAAATTATGATTTCCGTGCATTTTGTGATATGCTTCTCGTATTGACACACAGCCATATTTTGTGTATGCCGATAAACGACTGGTGTTGTATATGAGGGTATTCTTTGTTTTTTCATAGTGATTCTGCGTTTTATGTGCTGATTGCAAGACGCGAATTCCTATTTCTCTCCCACCATGGACATCAATGTCGTTGTTTATTTTTGTGAATCTTGTTGCGGCATCTTTGAGAGAAATTCTATCCGATACTGATGATTTTTTTGTTGAAAAGTGTATTTTTGTGGCTCTTGACGGTGGTTGAACTTTATGTTTTAAGCATGCATTATAAAACGGGGTGAACTTTTGATATGGTGTTCCAGATCCTGATAAAACCGACCCTGGTTCCAATAAACAATAATCATGTGCATAGTCGCATATAATACCCTTTTTGGCGCACAATTGGACAATTTCAGTGTCGCGTTCAATTGCATAAGGGGTATAATCCACATTGAAACAGATGTAATCTATTTTGAAATCGTCTATGCAATTTTTTACGATTGTTGCATTTTTACCGTAAAAGGTATAGAGGGTTCCACCTTGTTTTTTGATTTCATCATATAAATCCTGGAGGGATTCTATCATGAATTGAACGGAGTTGTCGGATTTAAATTTATTTTGTTTTCCTACTTGTTCTGGTGTAAAAATAAAAATAGGTGTAATATTTTTGCATTTTTGATTTGCTAAAAGTAGACCCATATTGTCTACAATACGCAAGTCTCTCCTAAATATAAATAGTCCATTTTCAAATTTCTTTTCCATTGATATTCTTAATATATGTTTATAAAGAATATCAAGATAATTACTTATACCATTTTACTTCCATACATGTACCAAAGAATAATGGATATAATACTACCGACTATGAATCCATATCCCGCAGATTTGAGTGATTTGTTCATGAAAAAATAAAAGATGAGTGGGAAGACTACGTAAGAAATAAAAATGTAAAACAACATTATGGATAAGAAAGATGTCAACTTTGAACTCATGTATATAAACTGCAAATATATTATTTTTATTTTTGTTTATCCATTGTTTTTTCACAATGAACGCAATATTGGATCATGGAGGATCTGTCGGGATCAGTGTCTATCCAATCATATACAAAATCGTGTAGACAGATTTGTTCTATATATTTGTTTATTGATTTTAAAATGGTTTTCCATTCATCATCTTGATCTTCTTTTGATACAGAATTCAAACAAGACCTGGCATTTACCATTAATCGTAGTTTATCTTGTGTAGTTTGATCCATGTTATTATTTTTTGATTTATATTAACTATAAATCAAAATTTGTTGTTCAATTTTATGTGGGGAACCCATGGTTCCCCGCACACCCCTCCTTTTCCAAAGGTTTTGGCTCCACCTCTACTTTTCAAAAAAGTTAGCGGGGAACCCAGGTCTTCAGAAATCCTTCGGATTTCCAGCCCCTCTTTTCAGAATCCCGCGTTGCGGAATTCCTTATCCCTCCTGCCCTTCGGGCAGGATAAACTCTTACCATCTTTCATAACAGTTTATCTTTATAAAAAATCCGTAAATTTATCCTGGGTTCTCGGTGGATAACGCTAAAAAAGTAGAGCAAAACACATAATCAGATTTGGCTATACCTTTCTTAAAGGTGGAAGTAGAGAAAAACACGTATATTTTGCTCCATCTTTCCCGGTGTTTGGCTCCACCTTTCCCGGTGTTTGGCTCCACCTTTTCTAAAGGTGGAGTTAGATATCCAAACTGACCGTATTCTTATCCGACTTTTGCTTTCTCTTGCTTCTCTTTGGCATGGATCCGCCATTTTGTAACTCCTTCAAATCCGATATACTGATTGTACTGCTATCATTATTTGTCTGGGGCTGTTCCTGGATATTGATTGTCTTTGTCTTTAAACCAGACAAAATGTCGCTAATATCGCTTGGCCCCTTCATTTCCTGACGGATGGGAGCTTGTTGGACAGGCGGGCGGCGACTGCTTTTTTCAGGTCCAGGATCCGACGAGGCAAAATTCTCCCTCAAATTGATCCCATCATCTTGGCGCCCCATTCTTAAATCGGGTCGTGTGCTATAGTTACTATTGCCAGCTCTTCCATAAGGAGGAGGCACCGCATTAGGCCCTTGTGTTGCCATGGGTGGAGGAGGTCCACTATTTGCCGGAGGATTCATAACACCATTCATAAATCCTGAAAATCCAGGATTAGTTTGACTCATGCTATTTACCGCTGCATTCTGGAATTGACGCATCAAATCAGGATTCTGACGTAAGATATCATCCATACCAGGTAGCGCGCTCTTAAACATGGTATTGCTCATATGAACCATCATTGCACTTCCACCAAGTTGGAATAAAAGCTTCAACTCGGGTGCAACTGATGCTCGCGATTTGTATTTCTCATATAATTCTGCGAATATCTCATCATAATCATTTACATTTTCATTCACTTGTTCTCCCCATCCATCCAACTTAATATCAAAAGGATCATACCTATTGTTCAAAAACTCAATACCATTTACAATTGCCATCATCATTTGTCCTTGAAATTTTACTGCATTATCTTTTGACTTCTCGTCCATAATAGTCTCATATTCACCCTGCATTTCCGACAAAGAAGATTCCATGTTATATTTTTTAGACAGGTCAACTCCTTTACGTTCCAATGCTTCCAACTTTTTGAGAATCTTGAATTTTTCTCTTAGCAATTCTTCCTTTGTCATTTGGGGATGATTTGGTACAGCCTTGTCAGGGTTTATTGGTATATCATTAAATTTTCCATATCCATCCCATGTTTTTGCATCACTATTTGAATCTCCTGCAGTAGCAGTTCCAATATTTATAGAATCGTCAAATCTAACTCCGGATGATTTATTCTCATCAAAGTGTAAAGAAATAGGTTTGGATGAAAATAAGTCGGATTTTGCACTATGAGCAACTGACTCTCCATCGTACATGTTTGAGCTATCAGCCAAATCATTGAGTTCATTTTCTAAATTATTCAAATCGTCAATATTTATATCACCATTTGATTTTGAAGAATCCCGAAGTTTACCATTCATCAAAAACTCTAAACCTCCTCCAAAATTGGTTGATCTCTGTCCACCACTATTATTATTATCAAATTCTAATTCGGAAATCTCAATAATGTCGGGATCCATATACTATGAAATAACTAGAACATATAATTTTAAGTTCTACGCATTATGAATATATTATTCAGGATTATGGATTTATAATTTATTGTTAATGAACCATAGACCTTGTAGAAAACTATCTGCTAAATCATCCTTCTTTTTATTTTCTTCAAAAAAATCTTTCCAATGTGCGTATTTATAATCGTTGAGAAATTCTAAACATCGCTTAATACCCAGTTTCTTTCGTAAAGTATATTTTGATTGGTCTTCAATTATCAAGTCTGCATCTTCCTTTACACAATCTTTGAGTTTACAAGAAGCAGACACAAATTCTATAGTCTGTTCTAAATTTTTCTCATTTCTCATAATAAAATATTGTACAATCATGCCTTGAATTGTTTTCATTCTATTTGCTATTGGGCTAATTTGATTCTCAATAATAATATAATCTATCACGCATTCTTTATCAAACAATACATCAAATTTATCTTTTATATTTCTACCTATAGTAATTAAATCTATCTTTGATGCATTTGTCGCAGATATTGGTTCAAAACAAGTGTTGTATATATAATTGTCAATAACATCTAATAAATCTTTCTTTTTGATTGGCATTGTATACTTTATTTTATATTTGTCGGCAAGTTCATAAAGTTCTTGAATTTTTTTCTTGTGGACATTAGCATGTTTTAATTCTGCATTTGGAACCAAAAATTCCTCTTTTTTTGCATGTTTCTCGCAAAAATACATTTGATTTTTTTTAAACTTTGCTGGTTTTTCACATTTTTCATTCTTCTGTATAGCTTGACATATAAGTGTTTCATTTTCTCCTATATTTATTACATCCCATTTTGAGATTGTGTAATATGAGGAAGATTCTTCTTTTTTGAATAAACAGAACGCTAAATTTTTTATTCCTACATCCACACTCAATAATTGGCTAGTTTTTGCATGTGTTTCCATATAATATTATATATGATATGTTCACA